ATGCCACGCGATTATGAAATCAAAGACGCTTTCCGGCTGGCCATTAAGCGGGACGCGCGCGGACGTTACACCGTGAGCACACTCGACTTTGTTCACGAACTCCAGCAGCTGAACTGGCAGTTTACCGCCAGGGAAGCGAACAGGTGGATAGAAGCGCACAAGTCAGATTTCCGGGATATCTCAGCATCCGAAGGTGAGGATCGCATCTTCCAGGTCTTCAACCCGAATGGCGCTATGTGATGTTTGCGCTGGTAGATGTGAACTCGTTCTATGCCAGTTGCGAGACAGTATTCCGGCCTGACCTGCGCGGCAAACCAGTGTTAGTTCTGAGCAACAATGACGGCTGTGTCATCGCCCGAAGTGCTGAAGTAAAGGCACTGAATATCCCTATGGGCGCACCGTATTTCAAACTCAGAGACGAAATCAGACGGCATAAGATTCACGTCTTCAGCAGCAACTATGCGCTTTATGCTGACATGAGTAACCGGGTAATGACGACGCTCGAGCAGATGGCACCCAGCGTAGAAGTCTATTCAATTGATGAAGCGTTCCTGGACCTGACCGGTGTACGCAACTGCATGGTGCTGGAAAACTTCGGGCGCGAAGTGCGTGAGACGATCAAACGCAACACGCACCTGACCGTGGGGGTTGGCATCGCCCAGACCAAAACGCTGGCTAAGCTGGCAAACCACGCCGCCAAGAAGTGGAAGCAGACTGGCGGAGTCGTCGACCTGTCGAATATCGACCGGCAGCGAAAGCTGATGGCGCTTGTGCCTGTTGAGGATATATGGGGAGTAGGGCGTCGTATCAGTAAAAAGCTCAATGCAATGGGCATCACCACGGCCAAAGACCTCACAGAACAGAGCACCTGGATCATCCGCAAACATTTCAACGTCGTGCTTGAGCGCACCGTCAGAGAACTTCGCGGCGAGTCATGTCTGGCGCTTGAGGAATTTGCCCCCACCAAACAGCAGATTGTCTGCTCACGCTCGTTCGGTTCACGTATCACTGAGTACACGGATATGCGTCAGGCGGTGTGCGCGTTTGCCGAGCGTGCCGCTGAGAAACTGAGAAAAGAAAGGCAGTACTGCAGGCAGATAGCGGTTTTTGTCCGGACCAGCCCGCATGCCGACGGAGAGGTGTTTTACGGTAATCAGGCAACCGGCAAGCTGCTGACCCCGTCTAATGATACCCGCGATATTATCCGCGTCGCCATGGATGCGCTTGAACGGATATGGGTGGACGGACATCGTTATATGAAAGCGGGCGTGATGCTGGGTGACTTCTACAGCCAGGGTGTGGCTCAGCTCAGTCTGTTTGATGAATACCGTCCGCAGGCGAATAGCGAGGCTCTGATGCGGGTGGTTGACGGGCTTAATCAGAGTGGCAAGGCCAGTCTGTTTTTTGCGGGGCAGGGTATCCAGAAGTCCTGGTCGATGAAGCGGGATATGCTGTCGCCTGCCTACACAACCCGTGTGTCTGATTTGCCATTGGCCAGATAAGGCTCAAATCATTCTGTAGCAGTACGCCATCCGGATGGATACTCTCCGGCATCTGTCCTGCCAGTAATTATCGAAAGCAAAGCGGATATACCTGTACAAAATTACATATTTTGTATAATTTACGCAAAACAGGTTATTTTCGAATCATACAGTGGGGTTAGTCATGAAACTGAATCTGAGCAGCACAGATTCTAATAGCGATATCGCTGACTATTTCAGCCGTGTAAATCTGCCCTCGCAGCAGGAAACGCTTGGTTCAGTTGTTGCTGAGATCCTCCGTTCAGGTCAGACACTGAATCGCAAAGCTATCTGCTTAAGGCTGATTGTACGTCTTGATAAGGCTTCATCTGATGCAGAAGAACAGCAGTTGCATGCGCTGATTGAGCTTTTGTTCAGCAAATGAGTGTGATTTTACTGCCCACCTTTTCGGTGTCGTGAGACAGGAGACCAGCTGCAGTCATGACAGAACAGGATATGCAATTGCTGCGTGATGTGCTCATCGGGGAAGCGACTCTCGCCATACTCAATGACAACACACGTGTCTCATGGCCGGGCATACTGAACAAGCTGAACAGTTTTCTCAAAACAGAGAGTGATATACACAGGATTGATGCCCTGAAACTGGCAATCAATGATGTCAGCGACGAAATCAAAAGGCGCGATGCACTACAGAGAAGTGCCATGGGAGAATTCACCATGAACTCAACCGACAGTTACGATGACCTGACCTGGCATTGATCGTCTTTTCATATCCCTTTTTGCTGATGACAGTACAGTGCCCTGCGTGCGGTGTCTGCAGAGGTATCCCGACAGGGGGCATGTTCTCTCTGATGACTTAAAGGGAGATGTGTATTGACCTTCTCAGTCCTGTTGTGCTGCGCTGCTGTAGGGTAATTCTGATGGGCCTCAAAGACGCAACGGGATCATCCTGATCGGCTTCCGGCGGTCGCCAGACTTCATTTCATCTGCTGTTCAATGAATTTAAGACAATTGGAGCAGGCTATACTGTCAATAGTGCTATCACGCAGTCACTGAATTGCACGCGTAATGGTGTCAGCTGTTTCAGTATTGTTCCGCGTCGGCATCCTCGGTCATGCCAGCCATTTCATCTGAAGTAATATGCGCTTTCTTTTTCAATTTGTCTCAGGATGGTTTTAGAGATACCCCGTAGCATCATGTAATACTTCCTTTCTGAGAGTGGAAAAACAGCACTCCTCTCATTATCTTCCCTATTTTTTCATGACTGAAAGGTGATTTTCACGATGTGAATTTAACCGATATGTGAGTGTCTGTATGAAAGTACAAATCCGCCTTCTATTATTCAGGCTCGTCAGAATTCATTTTGGGTAGGAATGGGTGCTAACAGGAGTCTGAAAGTTAATCCTAATACTTTTCCTGGTGTGACTTTAACTTATTTTAATCAACAGGTTAAGGGGGTAATTTTGTTTGGCATTTCTGTCGGGCAAACGATTGCATTGAATGTCCTGCAGGATATGAGTAGTAATAATACGCGTCATTAGGAGGGTAGATGTTAATTCTTTTGGGATGAACTGCTTAATACGGAAGGCAGGATATGAAAAGCAAAGAATGCTGTATTGTCGTCATCGGAGACAACAATGTTTTACATTATGGACTATTCAGTCTTATACACACCGCATGCAGAAAAAGAAATCTGACAGTATTATCGTGCGGAAACGGCCTGAAATTCAGCAGTCATGCAGCGAACAGATATCCGGGTCGCTATCATCTCGCCGTTATCTGCCTGGGGTACGATGACTTCTTTCCTGACTGGTTTAGCTTATTTCTCACGCTGGTGCGTAAAACAAACGGTAACGTGCTGGTTTTTTCAGACAGTCAGGCTCTTCTGGACAGCCGGAAAAGAAACCTTCTGAACAGGGTATGCGATATGGAATATGTTCTGGATGTGTCCATGCCTGTTTCCTGCATCTCATTCGTTCTCAAACGCTATCTGGACAGGAAACCTTCAGACAGAGAAAACTGCAGAATAACGCTGCGTGAGCATGCCGTCATTGATGGCTTTCTTAACGGCACAGATGTCAGCCATCATTGCTCAGCACTGGGTATACAAACCAGAACGCTTTACCAGCACCGGAAAAACTGTGCTAATAAGCTGGGCGTCAGAAATCTCAAAGATTTACTCAGGCTGTAACAGCAGGGGAAGTCGCGTGCCCGTCATCAATATTCATAAAATCGACTGGTTCCGGATCCTCACAGACCTGAGCCGTTCCGGTTACTCCCTTCAGGACATCGCAGATGAACTGGATGTGGTTGCCTCCACACTAATCGGGTGGAAGAAAGGGGCCAGCCCCCGTCACCATTCTGGCGAAGCGCTCATTGAACTGTGGTGCCGGGTGACGGAGAAGGGCAGGCATCAGCTGCCCAGAGAAAAATTTGTGCAGAAATTCATTTTTCATTCGTCAGAACGTGCCTGCAGGCATTCAGAAAAATGAATCTGACACGACTCATAGTGCCGGTGACATTCTTACCGGCACAGAGTCTTTACCATGAAACTTGAAAGTGTTGTTAAGTATCACAGCCCGCGCTCCGTTTCGCCTTTCACCCGCCAGTCCTCCCGTTCACCTGATGACATGACCGGCAGCGATGTGATGGCTGCACTGGGTATGACACAGAAACGTGCACCCCTCGGTTATTCTGCCTTCTTTGGCAAAATGCAGCTCAGTCACCATGACAGAGACCGCGCTGTAGGGTTGCTCACTGTGACCGGAATGAAGTCATCAGTGCATTATCCGGCCCTCACTAAATTGCCTGAAGATGAGCGACTGGCGGTCGTTACGGTCATCGCGGGGTATGCCTTTCTCGATTATGCGCGCAGCCCGGATACCGAATCGCCATGTCACGCCTGTCACGGCACGGGCCTTCGTAACGGAAAGTATTGCAGTAAATGTAACGGAAAAGGTGTCGTGCGGGCAGCCTGCAAGGACTGCAAAGGGCGAGGGGAAGCGGTTACCCGGCAACCCCGTTTCAAAGACCGTCAGTAATCTGCTCCTTCAGTCAGACCACGCCACCCGCATCCCGGCCCTGTATCATCTTCAGGACGTGCTGGGCAGACTGAACAAAAATGTTAATGCAGGGCAGGCCGCCAGTGGTGTAAGGGCAGTAACGCTGTCAGGCGGCAATCTGTATCAGGTGGCATCAGAGCAGTATGGTGACGCTTCTTTATGGACCAGCATTGCCGAGGCCAATGACCTGGCCGATCCGCAACTGAGCGGCATTCACACGCTGAAAGTACCCACCAGCCCAGCGAGTTAACGATGGACGTCAATAACCCCATTACCAAATCCAGCGCCCGCCACGTCAGCGGGCGATGTCTTTTAAATGGCACAGAGGTGCCCTTTGTGTCGTTCAGTGTTGAGAGCAATGCCTTTCGCGGTGCAGGTACGTTTGAGCTTACGCTGGCGATTTCAGCGCTGCCGCCTGGCATGCAGCTGCTTAACTGGTGGGCGGTGCAGACCACGATCAGGACAGAGCTGTTCATTTCGATTGAGACGCAGGCGGGAATTAATGAGAAAAAATACATCACGGGCAACATCGATACGTGGCATTACGAACCTGCACGCTTTGAGATCTCCGCAGAAGGGCGCGATTTCACCGCAAAACTTATTGATGCGAAGACCCTGGGCGAAAGCTTTAAAAATCTTACCAGCTCACAGATAGCCACTACGCTGGCGCAGCGACACGGCCTGACACCGGTTGTGACGGCGACGGCACAGCGCGTCGGTGAGTACTACCAGATTGATTCGACTCACCTGACAGGCGAACAGACGGAATGGGACCTGATAACCAGTCTGGCGGGGATAGAAAACTTTTCGGTTTACGTAGAAGGTGACAGTCTGCATTTCGCACCCCGACGCGACCCTGCCGGAAATGACGATTATGTTATCCGCTGGCAGCCCCCCGGTGAGCAGGCGTATCCCCGTTGCAATGTCTCCGATGACCTGACCTTTTCACGAGCATTAACGATTTCAAAAGGCGTGACGGTAGAAGTGCTGAGCTGGAACGCAAAGCTTAAAAACAGACAGTTTATGGCAGTCTTTTCGGCTCCGGCCAAAGGGGCAGAACCGGGTAAAGCCACAGCGGACAAGCAGGTTTATCGGGTTATCCGCAACGGACTGACGCCTGAGGCTGCCCACGCGCTGGCCCGGTCTCTCTACCGGCAGATCATTCAGCATGAGATGGTATTCAGCTGTTCATTGGCCGGGGACAACCTGCTTATGCCTGAGGCAACTGTCCGCATAGAGGGTACACAGAGCCTCTTTGACCAGCATTATTTCTGTGATCGGGTGCGTCGCACGCTGAGTCAGGAGACGGGCTACCGGATGCTCATATCCGGCAAGAATCACAGCCCCGCGCTGGAGGTGGAACGGTGAGAGCACTGATCAACATTATGGCGGCGACGGCCCGTCAGAGCATGGCCGGTAAAAGCGGCACACGTCAGGGCATTATCACGGCATACGATCCGGCCAGTTATGCGATAAAAGTTCAGCTCCAGCCGACCGGTGAGGAAACGGGGTGGATCCCCCTCAGTACGCCATGGGCAGGCAACGGCTGGGGACTGGCTGCAGGGCCGATGCTCGGCACGGTGGCGGAAGTGGGATTTGATTCTGGCCTGACTGGTGTAGGAATGGCAGAAGGGCAGTTCTATAACGATGCTGATCGCTGCCCGGGCCCACCCTCCGGTGAGTTCTGGCTGGTACACCAGAGCGGATCGCTTTTGAAGTTTCTTAACAACGGGGAAGTCCTGCTGTCCGCGAAGGAAAAACTCACCTATGACGCACCGGCACATCACTTTACCGGTGGCGACGTGCGAATAGATAAGAATCTTACCGTAGGGAAAGACATCCGCGACAACGATGGGCGCTATGGCACGGTTCATCGTATCCGCACTGTTTATGACGGCCATAAACATCTCGAAAAAGGGCAGGGCAACTTTACCGCCCCGCCTGAGCAGAAAATCACAGTCACTCTCCAGGGTTAACCGATGCACGATCTCTATCACTTCCCGGGAGGAGACCTCGACTCTTCTTCCACTGGCGATTTACGCACGGCATCCGCAAGCGATCGCACTAAACAACGCATTCTGCGGCGACTTCTGACCAACCCCGGCGACTACGTTTTTCACCCGGAATACGGGGCAGGACTGGGCAAGAAAATTGGTGAAGCAGTCATGCCCGGAGAGTGGAAGGCGCTCATCAGCGGCCAGATGTTGCTGGAAGAGGCTGTCGCCAGCCATCCGCCGCCGGTTGTAAAACTGAATCGCATTGAGGGGGGGATCAGTGTGTCAGTGTCCTATACGGATGCCATGACCGGCGCCCCGGAAACCCTCATCTTCGATGTCACGAGGTAAACAATGGCACCCCTCAATATAAAATCCTTTACCGAGCTTGTAAGCGAGCAGGTTACGGCTATTCAGGCCAGGGCACTGAAGCTGGTGGATTTCTCTATTGGCAGCATTCTCCGGTCGCTGGCAGAGTCGAATGCGGGTGTGGCCATGTGGATACAGCAGCTGATTGTGAAGCTACTGGTCACGACCCGCGCCGCGACATGCTCCGGCGAGGACCTTGACAGCTGGATGGCAGACTTCAGTTTTCCTCGGCTCTCTGCCGTGCAGGCTATCGGGCAGGTCACCTTCAGTCGCTTTACAGCAACCAGCCGGGCACTGGTCCCGGTGGGTGCGCAGGTCACTACTACAGACGGTGCCCAGCATTATGCGGTGATCGCTGACACGTCGAATGATGCCTGGGATGCTGATCAGTCAGGTTATGTTATCGCAGCAGGCGTCAGCTCTCTCGTGGTTCCGGTGCAGGCGAACAGAGCAGGCGCTGCGGGTAATGCCCAGCCGGGAACGGTTACAGTCATTTCAGGGGCAATTCTCTACGTAGACACAGTCACCAACACCGCCGCGTTTGTTAACGGCAAGGATGCAGAGAGTGATGACAGCTACCGGGCGAGATTTGTGCTGTGGATTGCCTCACTGTCGAAAGCCACCAAAGCGGCTATCGGCTTTGCCATCAGTAATCTTCAGAATGGGGTCAGTTATACCCTGACAGAAAATGCCGTGTGGGATGGCACCTATCAGCCCGGTTATTTTTATGCCGTGGTGGATGATGGCAGTGGCAACCATGATGCCGCTTTTGTCCAGCGGGCAGCTATAGCCATCGATGCGGTGCGGGGATTTACCGTCACATTTGGTGTATTTCCGCCAGATGTAATCAAAGCAGATGTCATTCTGGTTATCACCACCGATGGGACAGCTGATCATGGCGAAGTTGTCAGGCAGGTCAGAACAGCGATTATTCAGTTCATCAGCAGCCTGGCGCTGGGGAAACTGCTGGCATACACCCAACTGGTAAAAGTGGCCTACAGCGCCAGTCCGCTGGTGACCAATGTTTCGTCACTGACGCTGAATGGCGGCACTGCCGATATGGCAGCCTCTCACAGGCAGGTTATTCGTCCCGGAATGGTGAAGGTGAGCTGAATGGCCAGAGGCGATCAAAACGACTTTTATAACCGGCTTCATACCCTTCTGCCTGCTGGCTGGTTTGCTGATGAAAGTCCGGTTCTGTTCGGCGCGCTGACGGCATGTGCGAAGTCGCTGGCCTGGTGCTACAAACTCTATCTTTATGCCCGGTCGCAGACACGCGTGGCGACGGCCACCCATGGCTGGCTTGATCTCGCGGCGTATGACTTTTTTGGCAGTAGCCTTATCAGACCCGCAGGGATGGAGGACGACCCATTCCGGAATCAGATCAGAACGAATCTGCTGCGGGAGCGCGGCACTCGCCAGGCGGTTGTTCAGGTGCTTGAGACATTAACAGGAAGCCGGCCGGTAGTGTTTGAGCCGTTGCTCCCTGCAGATACGGGCGCGTATAGCGAACCGGCAACCGGATATGGTGCTGCTGGTGGTTATGGATCCCGTCATCTGCCTTATCAGGCCTTTGTTGCGGTCAGACGCCCCAAAGGTGAGGGCATACCCTGGGTGGCGGGCTACCACATTCCCTCATCCGGTTACAGCAGGGCTTCACGTGGCGAGTATATATCCAGGCACATGTTCACAGGCGGGATTACGGATGCACAGATTTATGCCGCTGTCGCGGCTGTCAAAATGGAAGGCACTCTGGTCTGGGTAAGATTGGTTTAGTGCTGGCAGGCTGATGTTGATTGGACGAAGCTAACTCATTTCATGTGCAATCGGTTATGTTAGTTTTGTTTAGAGAACAACCTTGCCCATTCAAGATCATTAGTATTATATTCACTGTATAGATACCCATCACAACACAGATCATTTGCAATAACTGGTTGTCGATGGAGGCCCAACCTCTGCATACAGAGCTCTGGGAAGGAGGCTAAATGGTGAATTTTAAAAAATTTCTTAAAACAGTGTCGGAACCCGAAAGATTAATGGATCTTTTTGTAAAGAATCGGTGGGATACGAGAGAAAATCCGGCTGGTGGAGAATCCAGTGAGCGATACTACTTTGACCGTAGTGGTGCTTTACGCATCAACCTAAAAAATAAGGACGTTCAAAACGCAATTGCTCACAATATGCGAGTGCTTGCTGAGAAAAAATAAAACGGGTGGTTAATGAGCGCGGCACTGATTGTTATAGTGTTAGTGTGTGGTTACCTGTATGTAAATAGCCACATACCTTCTAAGCATAAATTCAAAAAATCCACGGGCTGGCAATCATATTTCCAGGTGGCCCTCAAGGGCTCATATTACGTTTTTGTTTCTTTCATCGTTCTCATGGTCGCATGGTTTGCTTTACTGGCGGCTATGTGGCTATTAAATGCGCCGCTGTTGTTTACCGAAAAATACAAAGCATTTACTTTTGCCTATGACATTCTGAATGTCAAATTTGTGGGTGTCGGGCTTCCATTTCTTTTATTAGTTGCTATCACTGTTCTTATTAGCTTTAGCGAATCAAAAAATGAAGAAAAAAAGCTAAGAAATCCTGAGGAAAGGTTGAGGATATTCAGGGAGATAGCTAATTCCAGCCCTATCGAGGCCATTCTCTTTGAGTCAATAACAAGCAACAATAATCTTATGGTTTCCATAACCATGCATTCTCGCAAGGTATATATTGGCATTGTTCATGAAGCCCGGCTTGAAGATCATGATACCGATACGATAGTCATCATCCCTTTCCTGAGCGGGTATCGTGACAAAGACACTCTGAGCTTTGTGGAAGAAGTGAATTATGCTGAGCACTACAGTGAATGTGGAATTACCTTTGACTCTCATCCGATATCGCTGACCCAATATCGCCATGTCATACCCAGAGATCAAATAGAATCAGTTTCACTGTTTAATTCAGATATGTACAAAAGGTTCAAAAAGCGCAAATACTATAGAACCTCTTTTAATCGGAACAGGAATAGTAAAGTCTGAGTTTGTACATTTTTTTTCATTAATTCATAACGTTATATACACCCCGCTTCGGCGGGTTTTTTATGGGAAATTTTTATGGACCGTCAGATTGTTTATCCGGGCGCTATTCCGCTCGAAACCGACCTGCTCAACACCAATAAATTCGCTATGACGGGTATGGCAAAGCTTGCAATGGCCATACTGGGCTCCGATACCTGTCTGTATGGACTGCATTGCACACCCGACAGTCCTGCGTCCATGCGGGTCATTGTCGGCCCCGGCCAGATTTACAGTTTACAGAATACTGATAACACACCGTACTCATCACTCCCGGCAGATACGTCGGAACTCATACTGAAGCAGGGACTCGTCTATGAAGCAACCTCGCTCACACTGACCGCGCCTGCTTCAGCAGGTCACAGCATGAATTACCTGGTACAGGTCGGGTATGACGATGTGGACTCTGACGAAACGGTACTGCCTTATTACAATGCGGCAAACCCGGCAGTGGCCTACAGCGGTCCCGGTAACTCTGGCAAAGCTCAGCCGGCAAAACGGTCAAGTGTCTGCCGCCTGATGTTAAAAGCCGGGGTGTCTTCGCCCACGGGGTCACAGATTACACCTCAGCCGGATGCAGGATACGTCGCGGCATGGGGTATTACTGTCACGGCGGGCATGAACGCGATTACGGAAGCCAGTATTTTCATGATTGAGGGTGCGCCGTTTTTGCCGCCATGTGGCATCTATCCCTCCATTCAGCAGTGCGCTTCAACATTTGCTCACGATAGCGGCACGGCAAATCGTTATTCAGCGGCATACAAGCCTGCACTGGCAGAGTTGACGGATGGCATGCGTCTCACGTTTAAAGCCCGGGAAGCCAATACCGGTGCCTGCACATTCGCGGCGAACGGGGGGAAAGCATACCCGCTGTATTCGCATGTGCATCAGGAACTGCAGGGCGGAGAAATCATTAATGGCGGGCTCATTCAGGTCCAGTGGAACAGCTCCTTAAATGCCTGGCTGATGTGCGGAAATACTGGGGGTGCAACACCGGTGTCAGAGGCACTGAAACCCCATCATGCAGTCAGTCTCGGACAGGCTGATAAACGTTATCTGGAGAACAATAAAGGCTACAGCAAGGATGATGCAGCCAAAGATTTCCTGTCGCTAGGGGGCGGGGTAGTGACGGGGGACGTTGGTATCAAGGGAAAACTGACGGCTGAAAAAATCGTCATGGAAAAAGTGACATTCAGCGAGGACGGAAATATCAATGGTCCGCGATGGAAAACTGAAGAGTCTCAGGCCAGTGGCTGGTTATCTATCTGGGTGATGAAGGAACTGAAAAAGGTCAGCGACAGAATCGTTCCGTTTCCGTCTACAGATGAAATAACTAAACGCTGTGTTAAGCGTGTACGACTTGGAGCTGAAGTCAGGAAAAAGGGAGAGGCGATTAAGTTTGATCCTGGCTATATCATGACGGGGTTTAAAAACCCGGGAAAAATAAAGAAAGGATACGAATATACAGCCCGACCATTGCAGATTCTTGTCGGAAATGAATGGCAGACAATCGAACAAGGGGAGTGACATGATCGACCTTAAAAACTTCAAACCGGGAAAACCGGTCAGTGCTGATGATATTTCACGCCAAAAAGAATACGGTCTGAAATTTCTCTTCGATGAGTCCGGGAATGAATGGTATGCAAGTCAGCGTTTATTCGCTGCTGATACGTTAAAAATTGCATACGATCCGGATGGATATATCCGTAGCGTAAGCTCCGATGTGTCAGCACTCTGGCCGGTTTACCTGAGCGTGGCCGAAATAGCGCAGGATGATCAAAGCCGTCAGATTGATAACAGCGGGCTGTGGAAATATGCGGAAGGAAAAGTGATTAAACTGTCGCATGATGACGATTTGACGTCTTATGAAGATAAAAAAGAAGCACTGACAGAGGAGGCCGTATCGAAAATCATGCCGGGCATGGTAAGGCTGCTCCTGAAAAAACAGCTTTCAGCTGAAGAGTCTGACCTGCTGGAAAAACAGGTTAGTTATCTTGACCAGCTCAACAAGCTTGATTTGAAAGCTGCAAATCCTCCTGCCTGGCCAGAATGGCCAAAATGAATATCTCTAACCTGGCCAGTTATTTTACTCCTGTTTTTCGGGATATCGTACTCATTCTGAAGGAAAAGATGGCCCACATCCTTTGAGCCATTAAACGTAAGCTTCAGAACCTGTAGCCTACATCCATAAACACACTTCTTACGCCATGCTTCTTACCATCATACGAAGCACGCGCCCCTTCATAGCCTGCTGTAAGCGCCAGGTTGTCCGTAGCATTGAGTGTCACTCCAGAGCTGTAAGCATACTGATTGGATGAATGCTGATTGCCCGTCATCGGCGATTGCTGCGGGTCATCTTTTTCGTTGGTTATTACACTGGAGTGAGAGAGACCCGCGAGCGCGAAAACGCTGATCTTATCTGAGACACGATAGGTCGGCCCTGCCTGAAGTGAATAATATTCAGCCTTCTTATCCATCGCATGCTTTATTTTGTAATCATCCCTGCATTTGGTATCAGCCTGTCTGCATACGGTGTACTCGTCATCCCAGTTATTTTTCATCGCGGTAAGCGAACCCATCACCCCCCAACGTTCAGCGTTTTCAAACTGAAACCGGAAGTTACCTCCGTGAATATCCCCAAAGTCTTTAATCCTGGCCTGCTGATAGCCAAGTGACATGGTGGGTCTTTCATGAGGATCACGAGCCATTGCTGCCGTACACATCAATGTGAAAGACAAAAGAGATAAAAGCATTTTTCTGAATAACAT